TAAAAAAAACTTTATAATCATTGCTATTAACATTCATTAACGGCAAAGTATCAAATAATTCAGCTAATCTATTTTCAAAAACTATCATATACCAAAACTATTTATTTGTTCATATAAATAGAAGTTGACAGGAGTCCAAGTGTCCCAAACATCTAAATTATCATTCAAGTATTGGTATAAACTTCTTTGTATATTGTCATTATTCCCATAATAATCAATAAAGTTTATTCCACTATCACTATAAATTAAAGGCTCGGCTAAACATCCATTTTGATACTTAATTAAAAACTTTTGCCAAGCATAAGCAACCTTTGTATTATTGACTACATTAGAGCTGTTTTCTGAGTTTGGCTTTGTTGTTCCTGTTGCTGTTAGAAAAGTTGAATTATTCATAATGAAAAGAGTGTAAACGGCGTACAATAAAAGGCTTTTTGAATTGTCTAAACCCTCCCAAACTTTGCCATCGTACTCAACACCGTTTACTAAATCTCTCCATTTTTGGTCGGCACTTGGTAAATCTACTAATGCGACCATTAGCTCATTATATAAGTCTAAACCTAAAGCATTAAGTAACACATCTTTCTCAACTTCATTAATTAATTCCAATACATAAGCTTTACTATTAGGCGTTTCAGTTGTTGCTGTACCGCTAATAGTTCCCTTTGCTAAAGGAATGTATAAATCATTTACGAAATTATCAATGTTACTAATGCTCATTATTTATCTTTTTTAGGCTTTACTTTTACTTCTTTTACTTCTTTTGTCGAATATAATTTAGCAACTTTCAAATCATTAATAAAAATGTTAGAAATATCTTTACTAAATTCTTTAACATCTCCTTTTTTATTATTAGAAAAGTCTGCTATAAATTCAACTTTTATATTCTTACTTATAGCCATAACTTATAATTAAGCAGTTGCTAAAGTAGCTAAAGCAGTTGTAATATCTGTTACTTTTAAGAAACCTGTTTTATCAACATTTCTAATTAAAAATAACAATCTTGCTCTTGCTTTAATTGTTTTCATATCCTCCACGTATTGAGTACCGCTCAAACCTTCAGATAAAACTACTCCAGATTTTTCATATACTCTACCAAAACGACCATCTCCAACAACTAAAGTATTATCTGCTAAATTGTTATCTTCAACAATAGATAAACCCGCAATCATTCCTGTTTCAGAATCAAACATATAATTATTGTTAGCGTCTTTCTTTAAGAAATATCTATCAATTGTGTCTGAATTAGCAGCAACAAAGTCTGGCTGATATTTAGAACCTCTTGTTTTAACAATTGAAGTTCTCATTTTACGAACTAAATCTTTAATATTAGCATCAGTAATACCACTTGCAACAGGAGTATAAGTTGGAGCAGCTGTATAAAGACCTTCAATATCAGCACCGCCAGCACCAACAGCTATTTTATTATCAATTATTGTAGAAACATTGATATTTAAAAAGTTTCTTAATTCAGCAGCAGCAAGCACTTCATCTTCTCCAAATTCTTCTGAAACAGGTAAAGTATCTCCTACTTTTACAAGTTTTTTAGTGTATTCAGCAAATTTAGCAGTTGATTCTGGAAAAGTTCCACCTTCAGCAACAACAGCAGCAGCTCTTACAGTAGTAGCTTCATCCCAATCAATGTATGAAATAGTACCATTATGGTTTCCATCTCCAATAGGAATTTTAGTAAAGAAGTCATATAAAGCACGTCTTTTAACTCCTAATTGACCAATGTCAGTAAGCCTTACAGCTTCTGTATTGTCAACAATAGAAGCTCTTAATGTATCAGCTTTTACAACAACTTCAACACTTTTATCTCCACTTAAGATAGATTTAATATCTTCTCTTTTTTCTTTTAATTGTTCTGCTAAAGATTTTTCTTTTTTACTTTCTCCTTTAGTTTCCAACTCTACTAATCTGTTAGCCATTTCTTCAATGTTAGATTTTAATTCACATTCTTTGTTGTTAGATTTAATTGTTTCTAACTCATCTTTTAACGCTTTTAACTCGTCTTTTGACACTTGCGTTTCTTTCATAGCGTCAATTTTTACGCCTAATTCTTTGATTGTTTCTTCCATCTTCTTGGTTTAAATTTTGTTTAATAAATCTTTTAACATTTGTTCGTATTTTTGAGCTTCTTGCTCGGCTTTTTGAAGTGCATCAGCGGCTTCTTTTTCAGAAGTGATTTTATCGGCTTCTGTATTATCTTCTGTTAATGTAGGTGTCAATTCATTACTACCAGCTAAAACGGCGCTAATTTCAATTAATTTAGCTTCACGAACTAACCAAAAATAACCCTTTTCAGTAGCTATTTCTTTGTTTCCTAAACTATCTATATTGTCTTGCCATACTTTATACTCTACATCGTAACTATCATCATTAACAGCTAAATCAATCTTTACATATTGCATCCCTACACTATGTTGATTGATACGATTAGATTTATATTCGTTGTATATTTGTGAATTATAGTCTTTGAATATTTCGGTGTCCATAAATAAAGCCTCAGTTGTTCCGCTTTTATTTATTCCTAAATCTTTCCACGCTATTTGATTTTCGTAAACGCTTTTAGGCTCTCCTACTTTAGATGTTATTTTAAACTCGTGGTCGTGTAAATGAAAAATACCTTTACTTTCTTTTATAGATTTAGCAAAACACCCTTTAGCGTGTACGTCATCGTGTGAGTCCATCCATAAATAAGTATTACCAATAATCGTACGCTCTAAACTGTTTTCATTGTTTTTAAATGTACCTTTTATTTCATTGGTAGTTGATTTAGTAATAGAACTTAAACCACCTTTAACGGTCTTTATTTCAGCTTTCTTTAGCTTGATAAGTTCTTCTTTGTTTGTTACTAATTCTTTTATATTCATTTTTTAACTGTTTTGTTACCTAAAATAATATCTTTTCTTTGTTCTAATGCTTTCTTTAATTCTGGAGAAACATTTTTATTTTCTAAGTGTTTATTTATTTCTTTAATATCCATTACAAACCTAATTTAATTCTTAAACTTTTAGTCATTTCAATAGCTTCTGAACTTGTTATAGTTCCATTTTCTAAACCTATTTTAATAGTATTTTGCAATTCAGTTAATACTGCAATCTTATCTAACATAACAGATTGCATAATTGGTAAGTGGTCAAAAGACGCAACTAAACTTTCATTTTTATCAATCAAACCAAGTGAACTTGCAATACTGTTTAATATATTGTTAGCTGTACTTTGTATTTCATTTTGAACAAATCTAATTTCTCCCTTTTGTTGATTTTCAAATGTAGAAGAACCGCCTGCGAAATAGTTTAAAACATCATTGTTTAAACCAAAAGCAAGTAAGCAAGTTTGAGCATCTTGTCCGAACTGCTCATCTAAATAAAGTTTCTTTAAGTCAGAAATTAAATGTCTTACATCAACATCTCCATTAGTAGTTAGTAAAGATTTAGACATTAAAGTTTGTTCAATTATCTTTTTGTCTTCTGGACGTAAAGGCGTAGAAGCTCCATTGATTACATTTTTATTAACGCCTAAATACTTTTGCGACATCTTCAAATTTAAGTTCTTAGACTTTAAATTTTCGTCAATGTTCTGCAATACTTTTTCAATTGATTTAATTCTACTTGGACTTTCTAATAAAGAATCACAAGTTAAACCATTAGTAATATCATAAAAAGGAATTAATGAATTTAAAGGTAGTTTATAAGTGTTATTATCTAAAGTATAACTAATAGTTTTTTTTCCTATTTCATTAAATTCCTTATCATCACTTACAAAAGTGTTTATCTTCATAACTTTATTAAAGTCTATTTCAGACGGTAAAAGGTTATAAAGTGCTTTAGGTAACTGATTTGACAATAACTGTTTCTTGTATGTGTAGTTGTTTCCAGATGCAGATAAGAACCACGCTAACTGAAAAAAGAAATCTTCTTTAGATTGAAAATAGTTAGGTTGCTTTAGAAGTTTTAAAACATCGCTATTTTCTATAACATTACCTTGTGAGTCAAGGTGTGTTATTTTCATTTGTGAAATCATTTTAGAACGTAGCGCAATAATAGAGAATAAAACAGGGTTGTTTAAACTCCAATCTAAATACTTTTGAGAATTACCAAACGCATTTTCTTGTAACATATAAGAAAACGAGCCGTTTAAATCTCTTACTACTTGTGTTTTATTGCTTTTTAAAAAGTCAAATAATCCCATAAATGAAAAGAACGTGTTTATAATTCACAAATATATAAAATTATATTTTAATAATGCAAATTTTTTTTAATTTATTTTTAATTTATTTTATATAAAGCATAATCATAAGCTATATCTAAATTGTTAATCCCCGTTAGAGGCTCTTTAATATATCCATATTTTTTAGAAAAATAAGAATTATAATCTACTCCAGCTCCATAATTAAAAATAGGATTCAATATAAAAAAATATGGTTCTTTCACATTATCCAACCAATCAAACAACTTAATCTTTGATTTTTCAAACTTTAAATTTGCTATATTAATTTCAGTTTCTTTTGTAGAAAAGTTTTTTTTATTTAAAATAGCTCTTGTAGATATTGAATTATTAAAATCACAATTTTCAATAACATTTATGTGTTTTTTATTTTTGATATAACTAATAAGTAATTCTTTAAAAACACCTAAATAGTTATAAAAATTAACATTATTTTCTTTACATACTTTTTTTGTCTTTTCTTCAATTAAAAAATAAGTGTTATCTATTTTGTCAAATTCTGTAGCTTTCATATTTAAAGTTAATTTATTTTTGATTAATACCCAAATAGAATTGCAAAAACGTTTTACAATATCTGTCAGCATCTAAAATATGGTCATCTTTTTTTATTGGTCTATCTAAATTAACACCACTAACAACCTCCCATTCATAGTTTTCGTATTCGTGTTCATAATTTAAAGAACATTCTGTATAAAAATTACGCATTGAGTTAATGAAGCCTATACCTTGATTAACTGAGCCTTGTCCTTTTACTGCTGGTATTGCATTAAAACCAGCCATTTGTAACTCTCCAATCCTTGTAGGGTCTGCACTATCACAAATTAAAGGTATATCTTTTTTTATTCCTATTGCTTCAAGGTTTTCAGCTAATGTACCAAACATTTCTCTAATAGGTTTGTATAAATATTCGTGAGAGTAAAATTCATTTTCTCCATTAAATTTAACACCAATAACAGAACTTGGATTAGTAGAACCAAAATCCATTCCGTAATACTCGTTATAAGGTAAGCCATCGTAAAACTCTTTAGTAATAGTTCCGAACCCTTTATAAATTCTATTTTCTTTAGAGTCTAACCAACCACCCATAACAACCTCGTTATATTTCTTTTCGTTGGTTAGTTTTAACTCTTTGTAATACGCTTTTATATTGTCTGCTATGTATTCTTGAGGAACATCTAAATAAGAAGTATGTATGTACATTACATTACCTTTAACGCCATTAAAACCAGCTTTTATACGTTTACCAATAAAGAAATATTTATAAATCCAATGATGTATAGATGCAGGATTTAAAAGTAATATAGTTAAGTTTCTTTTTTCTTTACTTCTAATAGATAAAAATACCTTTTCAAATGTTTCATAGTCTGGTAGTTCTTCTGCTTCATCAACTACAAACACGTTAAAGCCACTTAAAGACTTTAGATTTGCAGTTTGTTGTTTACTACCTGTTTTAATGCCTTTGAAAGCTATTCTGTTACCGTTATACTCAATATGTGTATTAGTAGATATTACTTTATTTTGATAGTTTAGAAGCTCTATTTTGCTGTCAACCTCTGGTTTAACTGAGTCTGTAATTGATATATTTGTAAAACGTGTGTATAAAACATTCCACCCATATTCAACTAACCCCAATAAAGAAAAAATAGCTACAACAAAAGATTTAGCTGATGAACGCCCTCCTGTTATAACTACTGTATCTACTTCTTGAAATTCGTTTGTAAGAAGTTTAAAAAGATTTTGATATTTCTTACTAAATTTAATGTTCATTTATTCAGTTTCTTCTTCTTCGTTTAAATCCATAAAGACTATATTAGGCGAATTATTCACATCTTTACCATTAGTAGTTACGTCTGTTTGTTGCTTATCAGTCATATTATGATTATTCTTTAAAATAAAGATAGCCATAGTTGGATTAGCATCCCCATCTAAACCTTGATTGACTAAACGAGTTTTCACAATATCCTTTGCCTTTTTTATTGATTTAAAGTCTTTATCAAATTTATTGTGTAAATAACTTATAAGCTCCTCGTATTGACCAAGTTCTACACAAGCCTCAGCAAGTGAACGACACTTTTTATTTGTTTGTACATATTCTAAAACATCATTGCAAAATTGCTCTGCTGTATCTAAATCCCAAACCTCATTATATTTATTACCTTTAGGTGCTGCCATAACTAAATTAATTCAATTATTTGTAAATCTTCATAATCAGACATTAAAGACAATTGTTTCTCTTTCGCTTGTTCAACATTAGAACTAAAGCAATAGAATTTAAAACCATTTTTAGCCTGTGCTATATAATATTTAAACATCTTTATTGTTTTTAATATCTTTTAAAATCTCTTTTTCGTGGTAAACATAATTTATTCCACTATCTTTAGTAATGTCTTTTAAAGCTGCTTTACGTGCTTCTATTGTGCTGATATGTTTACTCTTTTGTTTCATTTTAAAACACCTTTTTTTTAAGGCTTTTTATTTTCATTTCTTCGTCAATACCACCATCATTAGCGCACACTATGACAAATATTTCTTTACCACTTTCGGTAATAACGCTTATTTGTTTATATATTTTTTCACTGTCTTTCATAATTAATTGATTTAGTTAAACAAACGTACAAAATTAAAACGACATTTACAAATTAAACTGACTAAAATTTAATTGATACGCTTTATAATAATAATCTTTAGTAAACTTTTTAAATTCATTCCAAGCATCTAAAGTCATTATCTTTTTTGCTATTGGTTTATTAGTTGTACGTTCAAACTTTATAACTTCTATTTCTTGCATTTAAAGTTTTTCTATTTCTTCTATTACTTCTTGCCAAAAATCCATAAAGTTGTGCCATTCTCCGTCTTCATCACAATAACTACTATCTTCTTGTTTTGATTTTATTATCTCATCAACTGCTATTAATGAACAGTCTTTTGATAATTGAAAATCTTCTGGATGATTGTTTTTTAAACTTTCAAAGTCATTTATATCAGACCCATACATTTTATTTACTAATTCTTTTGCTTTTTGTTTTGGTGTCATAATATTTATTTTAGTTGTTAATTACTATTTTAAACATCTTTTAAGTAACTATCTATTAATTTACATATACTTACTATGTCCCAAGCAAATAATGCCTTATAACCTAAAGAATTAAGTTTATCAATTGCTTTTTGTTGTTCTTGTAAATGTTCATTTTTATAAAGTGTTCCATCTTTTTTAAACGGACTATCTTTTTTTAATTCAATAAATAAACCTTTGTATTGTTTGTTAGGTTGGAGTATTAACAAGTCTGGACAAGCAAAACCATATTTTTGAATTGCTTTATTTCTTGCAGCTTGTAACATTGTAAGTTTTACATTTCCAATAGTATCTGATAAAAATAATACTTCTGGATAACGTAATGAAATATATCTACAAACTTCCTTTTGTAATTGATATTCTAAATGTTTCATAACTCAAAGATACAAATTAAAACGGACAATTTGACTTTTTAGGTATTAATTCTAAATTTTGTCTTAACACTTCTAAACTTTTAAACTTACCATTTATTAAATAACCTATTGTATAACCTTTAGTTATTTGTTTGACTAACTTACCGCTTTTCAAATTAAAACAAAGTCCACAAGTTGAAAAGATATAATTTTCATTATCTTTTAATCTATATTTTGCTTTATATTTTACGTTAAATTCAATCATTTTATCAATGTTTACAATAGGTTATAGTTGCATTAAATGTTTTATTAGCCAATAGTTATAACACATTTTTTTCCAATGTTACCGCTGAATCAGAAATAACTAAAATTTCCTTGTAAGTTTCTTTGTCTACTATTAAAGCCATAGGTTTAGTAAATTTCATATGTTGAAAAACCAAATCTGTTATTCCTTCAATTCTACTTAAATTGCTTTTTGCTATTTCTAAATCTCTTTCCCATTCTGCAATTAATTTTTTTTGCTTTTGCACTTTCTCAAACGCAAATAATAATACTTCCTTTGCTACATTTTCATCGCCTTGAATTTCATCTACAACTCCTGAAAAAGAAGTTAAGTCGTCTAAATTAAAACGTGTTATAACATCGGTTTTGTTAAATGCCTTTGATTGGTCTTTTCCTTCCATCTTTTTTTTAAATTTAAAAATTAGTTTGTGTTTTAATGTTTAGTCTTTAATTTACGGCACTAAACAAAGCCGAGAACCGTTATCGGCAAGCGTAAGACGACCACTGCACAGCCATAGCGTTTGCAATTCCATCAAATGTTTTGCTTCTTAATTTTACTCTTTCTTCTTTTGGTAGCTTCCAAGCATCGGCATACCAAGTAGGCATACTTTTACCACTTGCAAACTCTGTTCTTTTTGGTGGCTCAACTATATTTGTCGGTTCTAACTTTGGTAATCCCTTTAGCCATAAGCAGGTTTTCTTTTCAAATGGGTCACCAAATTGATAAGGGTTAATTATCTGGTCAGGTTTTCGCCATTCGCTACTCATTATGCCTACTGGGTTTTCAATAGCTATAAAATCGCAATCAGCATCAGCAAACATTTTAAAGAACTTAATTGCAAATTCTCTGTCTTTATGCCTTTGTATTGCTTGTTCGCCATAGCGTTCAATATTAAACCATCTATTCCCGGTTACAGTTAAGTAAGTGCAGGGCGGAAACGCTATAATCATATCCCATTTTAATTTCAGCAAATCTGTCACATCGTGCTGTAAATGCCATTCAGGGTGTCCGCCACTTTCAGGTAATAAATCACAACTAAATGCTTCGTGTCCTAATTTGCGTAATTCCTTTGTAACCGCTTGACTTTCCTCACAAGCAACAAGCACTCGGAGAACGCCAGCCGATAACACGGGTTTGGCAAAATGGCTGTTTAGTTCTTCTATCAACATTCGTTTTTAATTTTAAAGTTTAGTTCTTCTATTTAGCTTCGGGTTCAGCCACTTCGCCAAGCCCGAAACCGTTAGCGATAATTGCTATATTTAGTTTTCAAAGTGAATTTTAAAAAACTCAGCATATGTTACAATAGTGAATTTTTCATCTGTCCATATCGAACCTTTTTGAAAATATTCTAGTGTGCATTTTTCATACTCTAATTCGTCAAATATTAAAAATGGAAAACTACCATCCTTTAATGATAAACCTGTTTTTTCTTTTATAAAATCAGATTGATTTTTGTCTAATGATGATAAATCAAGTACAGTATTAGTCTTTGTAAGTCCATTTTCGTTAATCGAGCCACAACTATCGCTAACAGCGTTTTGGCAAGATTGCTGATTTTGTGGTGTATTCACGTTTTTGTTTCGCATAATTTTAGTTTTTATAATTAAATTTATCTTTAACAATCCGTCCAGCTACTAACACACGTTTGTAGCTATTGTTTGCTTATTACCCTTTCAGCTATGAAGTCAAGGTAATCCCAATTTTGCTCTGCAAACTCCGATTTAATTTCTGCGATAAAAGCAAACAACAGTTCGCTTCGCCTACTAACATCATGTAGGCGTAATGCTTCGTTTACGGTTTCAACAAAGCAATCTTCATCCATTCCTTGCACCACATCATCTGCATCTACATAACAGTTACTTCTATTCTTGAATAACTGTCTTAATTTTTGTTCTTCCATTCTATTAAAATTTATCGTTAATAATTTGCACTACGCCTAAATGAATACCGTTAGTATCAATTTTATTTGTGATTAGCTGTATATTCACACATATCACATTGTTCTGTACAAACGCTGTCCTTGTATTTTCTTTCCTTGTTATCACAATAAAACTGTTCGCTTCGCACTATAACAGCAGTTTGTAGCAATTGCAAGGCTTGTTCTAATTCAGTAATGTATCGTAATACACTTATCGGTGTTTTAATATAATCTTCTTCACAATTATTTTTATAATAATTTAAGTCTTTAGTATTTTTCATAATTTTTGTTATTTTTAGTTATTAATTTTGCAACATCACAAAGCGAGATAACGTTATAATTTAATTCTCAACAAATATAAATAAAATATTTTAATTAAAACTATCTTTTTAAAAAAATCTTTCAATTATTTTGAATTATTACGTTCATTCTTTAAAAAACTTATGTTTGTTCTTATAACATCACATACACGATAAGCACTATCTGACAATCTTCTTAACATATAAAGTTCTGGAACTTCTTTTTCTGCTTCATTTACGGCACGAGAAACAGTGTTTTTTTTATCTCTTGTTAGTTCGTGTATTTTAGTTTCGTATTTATGCTTATAATCTATTCTAAATTTCTCTAAAAAAAACAAATTAGTAGATAGTTTTTGTAAAATTTCGTTTAGGCTTTCTCCATCGTTTACAGAAGTATCTGAATAAGCATCAATAAGCATAGTAATATTTTCAAGCGTTTCGTTTAAGTTCTTCATATTATAAAAAATTTTCTTCTATTAAATAAGGCAACGCATTTTTATTTACATCAAATGTAAACTCATCAAACTTGTAACCTCTAGAATAAGGGTTAGTTACTTTAATGCTGTAATCTTCTTGTATTTCTAAATCTATAACCGTTTCAGCTTTCTTTAAAACATAAGTT